TTTGACGACCTGGTCGGCAACCTACAGACCCAAGCCAAAGAGCTGATGTCTGGCGACATGGTTGACCCGGCAGCCGAGATGAAACAGCTTGGCCCCAAGGGCGGCGCCATTGTCAACGGCATGGTGGACTGGGCTCGCGGCCTGGTCAACAAGGGTGTCTGGAGCAAAGACGACTTTGAAGAGTTCAAGATCATGGGCGGCACCGCCCGAGGCATCACAGCCCTGATGAAGGTGCGCGAAGCCTACGAGGGCCGGGTGCCAATTGAGTCGGCCCAGCTTGAGGGCGCACCCAGCCAGGAGGAGCTCTATGCTATGGTTGGTGATCCACGCTACAAGACAGACGCTGCGTATCGGCAAAGAGTTGAACGGATGTTCGGCCAATACGCCAAATAGATCGGGGCACTCCTCCCCGTCTGCCGCAAGGCAGTTGCCTTGACCCAGCTTCGGCTGGGTCTTTTTTGTACAACAGTCAATCGATATTGTTGCTTTGTGTACAAAAAGCCATACAATCGCGCCAAGGCCCACCGGGAAACCGACCCCCAACCGCTGCGGATGCAGACGAATGGCTGGCGTAACCAGCAAGCACAGACCCGGATTACCGGCCCACCAGCGCGACAAACCCTGATCAACAACCGAATGAGGTATCAAAATGAGCGTTTCTCTTTCAAACGCCTTTGTGACGCTATTCGACGCAGAGGTCAAGCAAGCATACCAAGGCAAAGCAATGCTGGTAGCTGCTGTTCGTCAGCGTCGTGGTGTCGAAGGCTCCACTGTCAAGTTCCCTAAAGTCGGTCGCGGCGTAGCATCTGCTCGCGTCACCCAGACCGATGTCACTCCGATGAATGTCGGCTTCTCCACCGTTACCTGCACATTGTCTGACTTCAATGCAGCCGAATACAGTGATGTGTTCAGCCAGCAAAAAGTCAACTTTGACGAGCGCTCTGAGCTTGTGCAAGTTGTCGGTAATGCAATCGGTCGCCGCCAGGATCAACTGATCCTTGATGCACTGATCGCTGCGTCTAGCACTGGCACTGTGGCAAATTCAATTGGTGGTGCAAACACCAACATGAATATTTCCAAGCTGCGCGAAGCTGCCAAGATCTTGAACACCAAGAATGTGCCAAGCGATGGTCGTCACATCATCATCCACGCCAATTCTTTGGCATCGATGCTTGAGCAGACCTCTGTTACCAGCTCGGACTTCAACACTGTCAAGGCTCTGGTTCAAGGTGAGATCAACCAATTCATGGGCTTCACATTCCATGTGCTGGGTGACCGCACTGAAGGTGGCTTGCCCATCGACGGTTCCAGTGACCGCACTCTGTTTGCATTCCACAAGGATGCAATTGGCTATGCAGAAGGTATCGCTCCTAAGACCGAGATCAACTACATTCCAGAGAAGACCAGCTACCTTGTCAATGCCCTGTTTAGCGCGGGTGCCATTGCCATCGATAGTGAAGGTATTGTGAAAATCACCGCACGCGACACAGCGGCAGCGGCTTAATAGGAGGGTCACAAAATGGCTTTCTCATCTACTGGTTTTAATACCGTTGGCGGCCAGTCAAAAGCTGGTAACGCACCGGCCATTTACACTTACTCATCTACTGATGCTCAGTCGGTGATTCGTGCATCTGGCTATTTCAACTCGGTGTCGTCCATCCTCAATGTTGGCGACATCATCTTCTGCTACTCGGCAACGGGTGGCACTCCAGTGATGTCTACCGCTTATGTGGTCAGCAACGCCTCTGGCGTGGTTGACATCACTGACGGTGTGACCATTACTGCAACCGATACCGATTAAATTCGGGTTGTTGCATGGGGCCATCTTCTGGGGATTCTCGGAGGATGGCCTTTCTTACATTGAGGGGTTCAAATGGCTGCTGGTGACACTGGTGTATCAATCTGCTCAGATGCCCTGCTCTTAATTGGAGCCAAGGCAATTTCGTCTTTCAATGACGGAACTGACGAGTCCAGCGTTTGCGACCGACTCTATCCCGACATCCGTGACTCCACCCTGGTCATGTACCCGTGGACATTCGGCATGAAGAAGGTGCAGTTGGCGAGGTTGATCACAACCCCCGGCAGCGTCTGGGAATATGAATACCAACTGCCAGGCGACAAGCTGGCCAACCCTCGCGCCGTGTACGACACCGCGCAGCCGGGCGCATATCCGCGCAAGGAATGGGAGATCCAGGGCGACAAGCTGCTGACCAATCTGCCCGAAGTCTTTATCGACTACCAATACAGCGTGCCAGAGTTTGCAATGCCGCAATACTTTGTGCAATTGCTCAAGTACATGGTGGCTTGGCACATTGCCGAGACCGTGACTGAGCAGCAAGACAAGGCCAACAAGTGGCAGCGCGTGGCCACTGGCGACATCAGCGAGAATGGCCGTGGCGGCTACTTCCGCACTGCCGCCCAGATCGATGGCCAGAACAATCCAGTGCGAGTCATTGAAGACTACAGCCTGATCGCAGTGAGGAACTGATGCCCCGCTTTGTCGAGTTCACCACCAACTTTGCGACCGGCGAGCTTGACCCTTTGCTGCGTGCAAGGGTTGACTTGGCTGCGTACAACAACGCCTTAGCCAAGGCCACCAATGTGCTGATCCAGCCCCAAGGCGGGTTGCGCCGTAGGCCGGGCACCAAACATGTGTTTGAGCTGCCCAACAGCAGCACGCCAAGCGCGGCCAATGGCGTGCGCCTGGTGCCCTTCCAGTTCTCTGTCAGCGACAGCTACATGCTGTGCTTCACGCACAACCGCATGCATGTGATCAAGAATGGAGTTGTGCAGGCCAATATCAATGGCACGGGCAACAGCTACCTGACCACCACCATCGGCAGCGACATTGTTGACGACATGTGCTGGACACAGTCTGCCGACACATTGATCGCGGTGCATCCTGACTTGCAGCCTGTGCGCATTACCCGCACCAGCGACACCGCTTGGACGGCCACATCAATCACATTTGACTCAATCCCAAAGTACGCCTTTGACATTGATTTTCACACCAACAATGGCTCAACCCTGACCCCGTCTGCCGTGTCTGGAAATGTCACGCTGACGGCCTCCACCACGCATCACGACTCTGGCGCAGCGCAAGCAGGCACCAGCACTACCATCACACTCAAGTCAACAGCAAGTGCAACTGATGACATCTATAACGGCATGTATGTGACGATCACAAGCGGCACGGGTACTGGTCAAATCAGAATTATTGAAGACTATGTTGGCAGCACTAAGGTGGCAACTGTGACACCTGCGTGGACAACCGCACCCAACAACACCAGCAATTATGAAATAACCACTTGGACGACTGAGTCTGTCAACCAGTACATCAATGTGCAGCCACAGGGCCGCGCTCGGATTATTCGGTATGTCTCCTCCACAGTTGTTGAGGCGGTGACCGAGTACCCGTTCTTCAACACAACAGCCATTGACGCAGGCCGCTGGGAGCTTGAGCACGGCTATGTGGATGTCTGGTCGAGCACTAAGGGCTGGCCACGCACTGTGACTTTCCACGAGGGCCGTCTGTATTTTGGCGGCAGCAAGTCGCGCCCGTCCACAATCTGGGGCTCCAAGATCGGCCTGTTCTTTGACTTTGTGCCAAGCGAGTCTTTGGATGATGACGCTGTCGAGGCCACGCTGGACACCAACGACCTCAATGTCATCACCGACATCATCTCTGGCCGGGACTTTCAAGTCTTCACCACTGGCGGTGAGTTCTACATTCCACAGGCTGGATCTGACCCGGTTACCCCGCTGACCTTCACATTCAAGAATGTGAGCCGCAACGGCATCAAGCCTGGCACCCGAGTACAGTCGGTGGATTCTGGCTCGATCTACATCCAGCGGCAGGGCAAGTCGCTCAACGAGTTCATCTTCAATGACACTCAGCTGACCTACATCACCCAGCGCATCTCGCTGCTGTCCGGGCATCTGCTCAAGGGGCCGCAAAGGGTCGCCCTGCGCAAAGCCTCGAGCACTGAAGAGGCCGACCTGCTGCTGATGACCAACACCGATGACGGCAGCATTGCGGCCTTCAGTATCATGCGCAGCCAGCAGGTAACCAGCCCCAGCGAGTTCACCACCGATGGCCAGTTTATTGATGTGGGCGTGGATGTCAACGCCATCTATGTGGTGACCAAGCGCACATTTAACAGCGTGGACAGGTACTTCATTGAGCTGTTTGGCTACGAGTATTTCACCGACTGTGCGTTTGTCGGCGGTGCAGCGGCCAGCGCCAGCGGCCTGCCCCATGTGGCCAAGGCACTGAATGTGATAACAGACGGCTCGCCGCAAGGCAACGAGACCGTGAGCGGCGGCGGCTCGGTGACCTTTGACCGGGCCAGCACCACCAGCTACGAAGTTGGCTTGCCCATTACTGTGTACATCAAAACCATGCCTGCCGAGGTCAAGCTGCAAACAGGCAGCCGGGTGTCGTTCAAGAAGCGCATTGTGGAGATCAGTGCTGTGGTCAACGAGACCCAGAACATGACAATCAACCGGCAGCCGGTGGCTTTCCGATTGTTTGACAACCCGCTACTTGATGACCCTGTGCCAGAGTTCACCGGGATCAAGCGCGTCAACGGTGTGCTTGGCTACAGCCGCGAGCAGTTCATTGAGGTGTCTCAGGATCTTCCGCTCAAGATGAATCTGCTAGGCTTGGATTACCGAGTGGCTGTTTTCTCAGGAACATGACATGGCAATAACACCTGGACAAATGTCAGGAATCGCAGGCGTTATCGGCGCCTATGGCGAGGCTGAGGCGCAGAAGGCTGCTGCCATAAATCAGCAGACCAGCTACCTGCTGCAAGCCCGTGACACCTTGGCGGTGGCCGAGGTGCGTGCCGACATGAGCGAGCAGTACGCCACCATCCAAGCCGGGCGCACAATCAAGAAAGCCGAGATCGAGGCGCAGAACTACCAGATCGCTGGTAACACCCTGCTCAGAAACATGCGTGCCACCAACGCCTCTATCAGGGCTCGGGCTGCAGCCAGTGGCGTGGTGCTAGGTGAGGGCTCAGTTCAAGGTGTAGTTGGCCAAAATGTTGATGCGGCAATGCGTGATGTAAACATTGCCGACCTCAACGCATTGACCGCGAGGGTGATGGGCTTTGAGGATGCCAGCGCCATGCTGCAATCAACCGACTATCAGAACATGCTGAACCTGTATACGGCACGCAGCCAGGCTGGCCAGCTTGGCTTTGCTGGTGCTTCTGCTCGCAGGACGGGTGGCCTTATGGCTGGGGCAACACTGACAAAATCTTTTGCGCCAGCATACAAAACATTTACGAGCAAAGAGTAAATAACTATGGCCACCCAACGAATCGAATCAGGTCAGATGCAAATTCGCTCAGTCGGCAGCGTGCCCATGGTGCAGGCCCAGCAGCAATCGGTGGACTACATTGGCCCACGGGTGGCGGCTCAAGGCGCAAGCCAATTAGCGCAGATCCTTGATCGCATGAGCGCAAGTGCGTTTGAAAGTGCTGCGGAATTGCGCAGTCAAGAGGGTTTGCAATTTGCAGCAGAAAATCAACTGACGCAAGAAGAATTAGATCGCGCCAAAGGAGACAACCCAGAAGGCCCACTTGCAGAACCAACAGGAATACCAACTACAAAATCTGTGGGCTACTTTGCAAGAGCTGTAGCTAAGGCGCGGAGCTTTGAGCTTGCTTCACATTTTGAGCGCGAGGGCCGTAACGAGATGGCCAAGTTGCTTGTAGATGTTGACAATGGCCTTTTAACTTCTGATCAAGCTAAATCCAAAATAACAAACATTATTACGGGCTACAGTAAATCTGACTTGGCACGAGTTGATCCAGAGGCGATGATTAAATTCAGAGCCACTATGGCCGTGCATGGTGACACGGTTAGGAAGGCAGCATACGAAAAAGAAGCTGTTAAATTAAAAGAAACCAAAGAAATTACTTTTAACTTAGACAACACCAACCGAACAACTTTACTAAAACAAGACATAGCTGAAGGTGTCATGGTTGCTGAAAAAATTGATGTGCATCGTAAGTCTTTAATTCTTGAGGTTGTAAAACTTGGGGATGCAGGGAAACAAAAATTAGCCTTAAAAGAATTTGAAGCCAATGTTGTGCAAATGAAAATTGATGTCGTTTCTACCCTTGTCACCGATACAGGGTTTGCGCCAGATGCAATGACTGCTATTGCAAGACTTGACAAGGGTGACGCTGGAAAAATGTCTGGCGTGTGGAGCACCATGGCTTTTGAAGACAAAGCAAAAGTGCGACAGAACTTGCGCACCACACAGATTGAGCGACAGACAACGCAAGACTTGGCAGAGAAAAGCCTGCAAGAAAAAGACTTGCTTGACGCAGCTGCATTGCAAACCGAGTTTTTTAAAACTGGCAGCAAAGACGCTTTGCAAAAGTTGCAAGCCATATCAATTAGAAGCCCCAAAGTCATCAGCCCAGAAGCTGTTTTTGATTTGCCAGCTAAACGAAAAATTGGTGAAGTTGTAAACGAGAAAGCAGAGTTTGTTCTGAAAAATGAAATTTTCAAAGGTTTGCATCCAACACAAGAATCAGTTGAAAAGCGAGCTAGAGAGCTTGGCATTGGTTACAAGCAGCTAAATACAATCACGCCATTTTTTGTTGCAAGAAACAGTGCAGACCAAAACGATGTAGAACGCATTTTCCGAGCAGAATCAAAAATTGTTCCTGGGCAATCAAACCTTACGGCGAAGCAAAGTGCCGCTTTTATTGCATTGGAAAAAGCATTTGCCAGAGATTATCCGGCGGCTGTAGCACAAGCTGTGCGCGAAGGTAAGCCGCCACCAACACAAAGACAAGTTGCCGAATCTATACGCGATAAAAGAACAAGCAGCGTTGCAAGCAAAAAAATTGAAAATGCGTTGAAAGATCTTAATGACTTGTATGGGGCTACTGGAACTATGCGCAAGACAGGCATTGTGTTCACAGATGAGTCATCATTTAATGACATACAAAAAGAAGCAGGCCGTCTCGGTCTTAAAACTCCAGATCTTGACAGCATCAGGCAGCGGTTACAAATTGTTGAGCAACAACGCCAGATATTGGATTCACAATGATCAAAGACTTTGATGCTGCATTTATTGAGTTTGGCCTTGCAAGAGATTACCCGTCTGCTGCGCAAGACGAGCCTGACGGATTAGCCCCGCCCGGCACCCAGCCTGGTGATGTTTTGATGGCGGCTGGCCCAAGTGATACGGTAACTGATGCAGGGCCGGGTGTTCGCACTGGGCGCAGCGGTGTTCAATTACGGCCACCGAGCATGCGCGATATTACTGAGCCAGCCATGGGAATGGCCGATATGTTTGCAGCTACCGGCAAGGGTCTGGTGCAAGGCTTTGCCGGGTTGCCTGGCGATGTTGAAGCGCTTACCTATGGCATCAAGGAAATATTTAATCGTGGGGCTGGTGAGGGCAAGCTAAATGCATTCTTGCGCGGCTTTCAAAGCGGCACGGTGTTGCCAAAGACTGAAGAAGTCAAGAAGTGGCTGGATCAAAATATCGGCACGGTTGGCGGCGGCAAAGTGCCGTATGAGTCTATTGGTGAAGTAGTTGCACCTGGTGGCCAAATAAAAGCAGTAAAAGCTGGTGCTGCTGGTGTAAAAGCTCTGGTCAAAGAAACCGGTTCTCAGCTTGACCGCGCCATGATGGAGGGCACTGGGCCTCTGTCGGGTCTGGTGTCGCAGGGCGCTCGACCGCTGTTTTCTGTGGATCCGACCCGCCCGAATGTAGTAAGCACCCGTCTGCCAACTGCCGTTAAGAGAACAGAAGATCCGCTGGCAAATCAGTTGACGATTGATCTTAATGCGGTCAAGGCTGACCCAAATGCTTTTGCGGTCAACATGGGATTGATCAGACAATACCCCAACTTTGCCAGCAAAGCTCGCAATCCAGACCGGCAGGCTGAAGACTTCATTACCGAGGTGAAGAACAATTTGCTGTACTTGCATGACAAGGTGCCGGATGCAACGCGACAAAGAAGCAAGCTCTGGTATGACGGAGCACGCACCATTGCGGAACGGTTTTCTTCAAACTACAACTTGCCCGATCAGGCCGTGTCGGGTGTATTGGCCGTTCTTTCTCCGCAAAAAGATTGGTTTATGAATGTGTCGCTTGGCGAGCGTGTACTGGACATTGCGACAAAGCAGCAGTCAACGCGCTGGGATGCAAGCATGGATGCCATGGCAAACACCATTTTTGGCAAAGAGCAGTACGCATCAATGCTTAACGACATTCGTGGAAAAACATTGTCGGAGCTTAAAGACCCAGGCTTAAAAGCCATGTGGCTGCGCACTTATGATCAAGCCAAGAATCCACGCCAACACCAGATCGTCAGCCCAGAAGGTGACTTTGTTGGCGTGCGCATGAATCAAGATGGCAAGAGCCCAACCAAAACAGGCTGGGGCTCGCTCAACGAGATCGGCAAAGCCATTGTCATTCTTGACGATCCGCGCATTGAAACGATCAGCCTCAATTTGGGTGATGCCCACAAGGTGCGCAACTTTTACAACAACATCTACGCACCCAATGACCCGGCTGGTCATGTGACCATCGACACTCACGCTGTTGCTGCTGGCCTGTTGCGCCCACTGTCGGGCAATAGCCGCGAGGTCAAGCACAATTTTGGCGGTGGGCCAAAAGGTGAGCGCGGCACATCTGACAGCAAAATCACTGGGGTCAAAGGCACCTATGGCTTGTATGCCGAGGCCTACCGCAGGGCTGCGCAAGAGCGAGGCATTCTGCCACGGGAGATGCAATCAATTACTTGGGAGGCCGTGCGTGGTTTGTATCCCGACACCTTCAAAAGCCAAGCCAAAAATGTAGACCAGATTGATGGCATATGGCTACAATATCGCAAAGGCAAGATGTCATTAGAGGAGGCCCGAGATGAAGTCTTTAGAATCGCAGGAGGAATCAACCCCCCTGAGTGGGAAAGCGCCGGACTTCGTTCTGGATCTGCTCAAGAAGTACAACCTGCCAATTACTCGGGAGAACTACCTGGGGCTGGCCTACCCGGAGGAAGTGCCGGAGGATCTGGACGAAACCAGCCTGCCGCCGGAAATCCGTCTAGCGTAACCGGGAGCCGTCAGGCTCCGCAGTCTGGAGTTAAGTGATGGCCATTCAATCAGGATCTCTTGAGAAGCGCTTAGACGAAATGGCGGCGACGCCAGATCCTACTGCGGTCGATCCATCTTTGGCGGCAACGCCTGCTCAAGGAGATTTAACCCAGCCACAGGAAGAGGTTCAAGTTGCTGGCCTTGCCAATATTGGTTTGGAGGTTCTCAAGGGCTTGACACAGAAGGGGGCAAGAGCCGTCAAAGAACCAAAACTGGTTAACGATCTTGTCTTGCCAATTCCGCCAGGCGCGTCAAAGCCAGTGGCAGTTCCTGTGGCGCCGATCCCTGCTGCGCCCACTGTAGTCAAGCCAACGCCTGTTGCGCCTCGCCCAGTAGATATTACCGATGTCAACAAAATAGCAGAAGAGAGACAGGCTGCTATTGATGCAGGCACCGCTCAAGCTAAGCCGCCACAAACGCCAATCAGCAGCGCGTGGACAGACAACGATGGCTTGGCCGCAACCATTAAAGCTGCTGGTGATACTTTTGCAACGCAAGACCCAAGCATGTCGTTGCGCTCAATCTACATGCAGGCCATCAATGCTGGCGTGCCAGAGCAGTTTTTAAAGACAGCGCTAGCCGGGGAACCCCTAGAGGTTACTGTCGGTGGCAGCCAGTTGGCCAGGCAGTTAGCTGGCGCGGTCACTGTGCATGACGAAAGTGCCAAAGGTTTGGACAGCTTGTTTGCTCAAATGGCCGCAGGCACCTTGGATGAAACCGGCAAGTTAAATTTGCGCTTACAGCTTGCCCAGCACAAGATCATTGTCGATCAGCTCAAGGGCATTCAGACAGATGTTGCACGATCCATGAATGTCTTTAAGCGCGTCAAAGACAAGGGGCCGGGGCTTGACACTCAAAGTGTTAGAGCAGCGCTTGATGAATTAAACCTTGGCCAATCTGACAAGGTGTTGTTTGAGCTGGCCAGAGATTATATTGACACGCCAACAAGAGCTGGCAAGAACCGCATGGTTGAGGCAGGCCTTGGGGCAAAGTTGCGTGATGTATGGCTGCACACCTTCCAAGCCAATCTGCTCAACGATCCACAGACACATGCCTACAACATTGTTGGAAGCAGCTTGTTTGGTGCTTTGATGCCAATCGAAAGAACGATTGCATCTGGCATTGGAGCGATTCGCACCAAGCTGCCAAATGCAAACCCAGACCGCTACTATTTAGATGATGTCCAAGCTGGATTGTCAGGCGTTAAGAACGGCATTTTAGACGGCTGGGAGTTGGCAAAGGAAGCCTTGAAGCGCGGAGGTGAATCTAAATTTACATCAACCCAAGAACCGCAAAACCCAGTATCTGCTGCGTATTTGTCAGACACTCCACTCAGGCTATTTGGTCAAGAAGTCTATCGAACACCTGATTTAAGGGATACCTTTTTAGGTCGAGCCATTGATGGCCTTGGCTTTGTTCAGGATGCAATGAGCTTTAGACCAATTGCTGCTGCCGATGAATTTGTCGGTGGGCTTGTTGGTCGTTACCAATTGCATGAGGAAGCATGGAGATACTCAAACAAAGAGTATGACCGATTGATTGCTGCTGGCATGGATGACGCAAGCGCTCAAGCAGAGGTGACGGGCAAGGCTACGCAACTGCTTACGGAGCGGCCACGCACCATGCAAGAGAGCATTGACGGTGCGCGGCGCATGGTGACCTTGCAAGACCAGATTGCCAAGGAAGGCGCTTTGGGTGAGGTGTATTACGGCATCAATAAGTTTCTGACATCTGCGCCAGTAAAGATATTTCAGCCGTTTGCCAAGACTGTCACCAATTTATTCATTGAAGGGTCAAGCTACATTCCTGTGCTGAACACGCTCTCTCCCCGCTTCTACGACATGTGGAGCAAAGGCGGCAGGCACCGTGATGCCGCGATGTCTCGGCTTGCCATGGGTGGATCTGCGATTGTGGGTGCTGGCATGTTAACGCTGGACAACAGGCTGACAGGATCTGGCCCCTCACAGACTGAAGATCGTCTGGCTTTGGAGGCGCTCGGCTGGCAAAAATATTCCATGGTGTTTGACAAAGGTGAGATCAATGAATCAAACATTGAGGCACTGAAAAAAATTACCAAGGTTTCTGTTGGGCCTGACAAGGTGTATGTAAGCTATGCACGGTTCGACCCCATCAGCATGGTTTTTGCAATGGGCTCAGATATTGCCGATGCCACCAAGTTTGACCGGCACCCAGATCGCTCTGAGTACGAGGTTATGGCCATGGCTGGCATGACGGCCACAGCTGAATACATGAGCAACATGCCTGTGATGCAATTTGTTGGCGAGATGCTTTCAATTGCCAGGTCAAGATCAACAGACCAAGGCGAAAAAATTGTGTTTGCATTTGATGCATTGGCTAAACAGTTTGCAACATTTTTGTACACAGGCACGCCGGGTGTTGGGTTTACCAACAGCACCTTGATGGCGCACATTGAGCGGCTGGTTGACCCAACAAAATCAAATGTCAAGTCGCCTGAGATGAATACGCCTATGGGCCTGCGTGCGTTCTATGAAGCAAGGCAGCGGGTCATGTCTCGCATTCCTGGCCTGTCTGAAGGCGTGTTGCCACTGCTAGACAACTTGGGCCGCGAGCAGTCGGTTAAGAACCGTGGTTTGGATTATTGGGCCAACTGGTCGCCTGTGATCTCCGCAACCGAGGGGGCTAGATCAGAAGTTGATGAGGTGCTGGTGGGGTTGGACTTTGGCATATCTAACCCACCAGAAACTTGGGACGGGGTTCGATTGTCGGCCACACAAATCAACCGTTTTAAAAGTCTGTATGGCCAGCAAATCTTGGATGAAAACATGACGCTTGAGCAGCGCATTCCATACGAAATAAAGCAAGCCGAAATTGATGCCCAAGCTACAGGCGAGCCTTTGTTGAAAGGCGATAAGCAGAAGTTAATCAACAGCTTTGTCAGTTATTACCGACAGTTGGCCAAAACAAGAATGTCTGGCGATGCGGACGGAGAGCCTGACGAAACAGGCGTTATTGAGTTCCCAGACTTGGCTGCGGCAATGCGCCGCAACAAGATGATCGAGAAGACATACGGCAGGTAAAATCGTACAATTTCCATAAGCAAGGATTGAATCATGGCCATCCCAATCAGCAATGTCACCCGCCGAACAGTCTACGCACCCAGCGGCGCTGGTGGTGCTGGCCCCTATTCGTTCACCTTTGAGATCCTGGCCAACACTGACATTGCCGTGTTCAAGGATGATGTACTGCTGACGCTGACCACCCACTACACGGTGACGATCAACGCCAACGGCACGGGCTCAGTGACCATCACGGCGGCTGGCTTGGCACTGTCACCAACCTCGCCCACCCAGTACGCAATTGTCGGCAACCGCACCATTGCCAGGGCAACCGACTTCACAACCGGCGGCGACTTTTTTGCCAACACGCTGAACGACGAGCTCGACCAGCAGACCATCTTTGCCCAGCAGAATGCTGAAGGCATTCAGCGTGCGCTTGTTGCACCACAGACAGATCCAACAACCATTGACATGACCCTGCCCAGGGCTGTAGACCGGGCCAACAAGACGCTGGCTTTTGATGCCAATGGCGATCCCACCTTTGGTATCAGTGCGGCTGATGTGGCCAACGCTGCAACCTACGCAACCAACGCCGCCAACAGCGCCACTGCTGCTGCTTCCAGCGCAAGCTCGGCATCCAGCTCTGCCTCTGCCGCAAGTGCATCTGCCAGCACAGCAAGCACTCAGGCCAGCAACGCATCGACCAGCGCCAGCAACGCCAGCACATCGGCCAGCAGCGCATCAAGCTCGGCTACCAGTGCGTCTGGATCGGCAAGCACTGCGACCACGCAAGCCAGCAATGCCAGCACTTCTGCAACCAATGCAGCAAGCTCTGCCTCTGCTGCTGCTGGCAGTGCGTCAAGCGCGTCAAGTGCACAAGCTGCTGCCGAGTCTGCCAGGGATGCCACGCTGACTGCATACGACAACTTTGATGATCGGTATTTGGGCGCCAAGACAACCGACCCAACGCTTGACAATGACGGCAACGCATTGCTGGCTGGCTCGCTGTACTTCAACTCAGTGTCTGGGGTAATGAAGCTCTACACCGGCAGCTCATGGGTTGCGGCCTATGTATCAGGCACTGGTTTTGTAGCGCAGTCTTCAGCCACAGGGTCTGCTTATTTGCCAACTGGCACGACAGCGGAACGAGATGCCAGCCCAGCCGCTGGCTACTTGCGATTCAACAGCACGCTGACCAAGCCCGAGGTCTACACCGGCACGGCCTGGGGCTCGGTCGGTGGCGGCGCAACCGGCGGCGGCAGTGATGACATCTTCATTCAGAACGGCCAGACGGTGACCACCAACTACTCCATCACAGCAGGCAAGAATGCGATGAGCACTGGCCCCATCACTGTCAACTCAAGCTTTAAGGAAATATATGGCAGTAACTATTGACGGAACAACGGGCATATCGGCTGTACAGGCTGGTGCGGTAACGACTTCTGATCTTCCAGCGGGTAGTGTGTTGCAAGTTGTAAGCACAACCAAGACAGATACATTCTCAATGTCATCTACAACTTTTGGCGATGTTACTGGTTTAAGTGTTTCAATAACGCCAACCTCAGCCACATCAAAAATTCTAGTAATCTCAAACCTTAACTGGGGGTCAAGTGGCAATGACATCAACGCAGCTAGATTGTTGCGGGATTCCACTGTAATTTCTGCTGGCGCTGCTACCTCTAACAGAAGCCCAAGTTTTGCTGGAATGAGAACAGCAAGCGCAGACAACATTGAAACTGTTTCTGTAACTTTTTTAGATAGCCCAGCAACAACATCCGCAACAACTTATAAAGTACAAGTAAGAGTAGGCTCTGCGGATACTGTTTATGTGAACCGAACAGCTACCGATACAGATGTCAGTGCGTTTCCAAGAACAGTATCGTCAATCACAGTCATGGAGATTGCAGCATGAACCACAAAGCAATTTACGCTCTCTATCCAAGCACTGTTACGATTGATGACGCTGATGGCGCAAGAGATGCACAAGGCAATCAAGTCATCATTGATGAAGCGGCTGTTGCAGCTTGGGTAGACCCCAATGCGTACAAGTACAAACGCGCTGCTGCCTACCCATCAATCCCTGACCAGCTTGATCTGCTCTACCACGGCGGCATGGAGGCATGGAAGGCCGCAATCACCGCAGTTAAACAGGAGTTCCCAAAATGAGCAGCATTGCAGTAACGGCCTCGGCCTCTGGCACGGGTACAGTGTCTTTGGTTGCCCCTGTCACAAACTCAGATCGCACAATCACTTTGCCTGATGAAACTGGCACGCTTGCTTTGTATGCAAATCCTCAAGCAACCGTATACACAAGCGGCTCAGGTACATACACGGTTCCTACAGGGGCCAAGTATTTGACCGTAAAAATGGCTGGCGGTGGTGGCGGCGGTGGCGCTGGAACGCAAGGCGGTGGAGGCAATGGAGGCGCAGGAGGAACTACAACTTTTGGAAGTTCTCTGTTAACTTGTACTGGTGGTGGTGCAGGTCTTGCCGGTTCTTCTGGAGGCAATGGTGGCTCTGCTACAAATAATGCTTCAGGTCTTGCTTTATCTGGCGGCGCTGGTTCTGCTGGAGGATACAACAGAGCGGCAAACGGCGCTAACTTAAGATTTGGCTTTGGTGGAAGTAACGCATTTGGCGGCGCAGGACTTGCAAATACTGGAAATAACGGTGTTGCAGGCATCCCAAATACTGGCGCTGGTGGAGGCGGCGGCGGTACAGATTGGACATCTTCAGGAGAAGGCGGCGGCGGCGGCGGTGCTGGCGCTTATATTGAAGCACTAATTACCAGCCCTTCTTCTTCTTATTCTTATGCAGTTGGCGCAGCGGGAAGCGGTAGCAGCGGCTCAAGCACAACTGGGGCTGCTGGCGGTTCGGGCGTAATCTTTATTACCGCGTTCTTTTAAGGGGTAATCATGCAAAGATATGCAATTGTCAAAGACGGTGTTGTTTTAAATGCGGTGGAATACGCAGAACAACCGATAGGTACGCCGCCTGCTTTTGAAGAAGGCTCGGTAGCAATTCCAGAATTGTGGGCTTCGGTTGGTTGGCTTTACGCTGATGGCGTTTTCACTGACCCCAATCCTCCAGCACCATATGTTGTGCCAACCACTCAAGGAGCAGCTAATGGCTAACGGAACACTTGCAGCAAGTCAAATAGAGATGCTGTCGCAAAGCGGCACGGGCATCATCACCATCACGCCACCGGCTACCAACACGAACAGGACGCTGACACTTCCAGATGCTACTGGCACTGTGCTGACCACTGGTAGCACCGCAGTAGTGTCTCAAGCAATGCTGGCTACCAATGTGGCTGGCAACGGCCCAGCGTTTAGTGCTTATCCGAGTACAACAACCACTCTAACTGCAAACACGGATGTAAAAGTAACTTTTGATGTTGAGTTATTTGATACCGCCAATTGTTTTTCATCTAGTCGTTTTACACCAAATGTAGCTGGGTACTACTCAGTTAATGTTTGTTTGCAAGTTAATTTTTGGAACGGCAATATTTTTTCCGCGCAAATTTACAAGAACGGTTCTTTCTATCAAAATGGTCAAACAGCATACCCTCAAACAGTAGGTGGTGTACGCGCATCTATATCAACGCTTGTTTATTTAAATGGAACAACAGACTACATAGAAGGATATGGGTACCAATATGCTGCGACATCAAATAATGTTGTAGTGGCTAATTCGGGTGCAACTTATTTTACGGCTTGTTTAGTGAGGGCAGCATGACTCTTTACGAAAAAATATTATCCTTGTATCCACAAATCACTGACCAAGAAATGGTGGAGTACATCCGTTTCCAGAATGACTCTGACGGGCGTGGGGAATACATAACCAAGTGGGAACACCCAACCCTTGCACGACCAACTGATGAGCAACTGGCATGAACCAGATAGACGCCACAGACGCCAAGCTAGCCACGCACGAAGAGATTTGTGCCATGAGATACGCACAAATCCAGAGGTCGTTTGAGTCAGGCAGCAAGCGCATGAGCCGCATTGAGTACATCCTCTATGCGTTGATTGCGGTCACGCTGCTTGGCCCAGGCTTTGCCGCTGAACTGCTGAAGAAAATCCTACTCTGATCATGGACGCCCTGCCGCCACCACCACCGGCAGCGCAAGCCCCAGCACCGGTCTTTGAGTGCGTGCGGTGGGGCTGGTCATCTGACCGGCTGCTGGTCTGGTGCCTGAAGTGGCGGGAGAAGAAATCTTGATAGACCCGATTACAGCGCTAGCGGGTCTGCAAAGTGCCATAGGCCTTGTAAAGAAGGCAGCGGCAGTCGCCAACGACCTGGGCGGCTTGGGCGTGATGATTGGCCGCATGTATGACGCCAAAAGTCAGGCGACCAAAGCGATGGTTGAGACCAAGAGGTCAGGCAACAAGTCCAACTTTGGCGTGGCAATGCAGATCGAAAATGCGCTCATGCAGACCGCCAAGCTCGAGTCAGAGTTGGAGCTCTTGTACATGCAGACCGGAAATATTTTGACCTGGAATCGGATCAAGGCTAGAGCTGCGGAGATGGATAGGGAAGACGCCCACCTTGCAAGACAAGCCAAAGCAGATGAGAAGAAGCGCAAAGAAAAAGAACAAGAGATTGTTGAGATTGCTTTTGCAGCAGTTTTTATTTTTCTTGTAGTGGTCTTTGCAATTTTTGGCGTGGGCGAACTCATAGACTT